TAGAGCTCATAGAATTGGTACAGCGGGTACAGTAAATGTAATCTCTTTAGTGGCTAAGGGTACTGTAGATGAGGGCATTGAGGAGTACCTACTGGATAATCAAGAGCTCTTTGATCGTGTGGTAGATGGTAAGGGTACCAGAGGCGATATTAAACAAATTCTCAATAACCTCTTGAAACTTTAGGGGGTTATATAGTATAATGATACTCATAGAGAGGAGATCTAGCTAATGAAAGTGATTACTATAGATAAGGATACTGGTAAGAGGGTGTATAGCCGCAAAGAGGTAGCTACTCTGTGTAATGTATCCGCTCAAACTATCCGCCTCTGGGAGGATGCTGGGGTTATTCCCCCTAGTACCAGAGATGAGAATGGTTATAGATACTGGGATGATGAGGCTCTCACTCAGATTAAGGAATACTCAGAGCTACCGCTTAAGGAGAGGCGTAAAAAGTAATACTCATGTAGAGGGGTGTAAAAGCCCCTCTATTTTTTTTGCCTAAAATTTGAGGAATACTCAAAAAGCCTCTAAAAAAAACCTATGGGAGTGATTAGGTTGAGTATCTCAAAAATCTAAGGAGGTATTACAATGGTTAAAATCTATTTCACTAATGCAGAGGTAGAGGATGATGGCTGGGGGCTCCGTGTAAACGGTAAGAGCCTTGAGGATATTATCTCTATGGCTCTGGGTACTAAGGCTGAGGGCGTATCCTACGGAGATCCTAGACAGGAAAAGCTCAAAAAGTTTAAGGCTAACGCCTGTAACATTACCGTTATCATTGATCCCCGCCCTAAAGAGGTGCAGATTGAGGATGATGATTTTGTGTATAACAGTGTGGAGGAACTGGAGGAGGAGCTTAATGAGCGGATTGGCACGGAAACTACAGAGGCAGAAAGCTAAGGCTGAGGGTACCTTGATCTACAAGAAAAAGGTAGCTAGAAAGCTGGGGGTATCTGTATCTGAGTTTGATCGCCGTATGAAACGGCGGGAGAAAAATCTACAGGAATTAAACGGAGGTAAAGAAAATGGCAAAGAATGAGTTTACAGCGCGGGTAGCTGGTATGGAGATTGAACTGGGTATGAGCGTACAGAATAAGTGCGGGATCTGGTGTAAGCCTACTGTGCGTATGAATATCGCTATTGATGGCGGTACTACCCCTGAGCAGAGGGGAGCTATCATTAAACAGGCTTTTGATGAGGTCTGTGATAACATTGAAAAGGTAATCTCAGAGATGGAGTAAGGCTCAGAGGGAGAGGGGGACCAGCTCCTCTCCCCTTTTCGCTGGAGGTGATAATATTTGAGCAAGATCCAGATCAATAAGCGGAATAACTTTACAATGGTATCTAATCATGTACTCAAAAACCCTAATTTATCCCTCAAGGCTAAGGGGTTATATGCGTATATGTGGAGCTTACCTGATGATTGGGATTACTCTGTAGCTGGGCTAGTTACTTGCCTGAAAGAGGGCAAGAGTGCTATCAATGAGGCTCTTAAAGAGCTGGAGCATGAGGGGTACTTAGTGCGTACTATCCTCAGAAAAGGCGGTAAATTTAGTGATATGGATTATATGCTAAATGAGTTTCCCTCACCGTTTACCGATTTTCCGCAAGCGGAAAAACCGTCAGCGGAAAATCAGCCACAATATAATACTAAAGAAACTAATACAGGAAAAAAGAAAGATCCTTTACCTACGGTAAAGGGCGGAGCCTCAAAGAATAGCTCTAGTTATGAGGTAGTATTTAATGCTCCTGAAAACCAGTTTATCAAAGAGGCTTTAGTAAAATGGGTTAAAACCTGTAAAGGCAGAGGGGTAGGTTTTCAGTATAAAACTCTTGAGAGATGGGCTAGTATCTTAAGAGATAATGCTGGAGAGAAACCTGAGGCGGCTTTAGCTATTGTAGATCAGAGTATAGAGCAAGGCTGGAAAGATCTTTACCCTCTGAAAAAGAGGGCGGCTGATAAGCCTAGAGCTGTGATGGATCGCTTTGATCCTAGTAAGGATAGAGTGGCTACAGATGCAGAGGGTAAGCCCTTAGTATTCTGAGTTAGAGGGGAGCATAAAAACTCCCCTCTAATTTTTTGCGTTTTCCGTGATTAGGTTAGGTAAATGATATAGGTGCTCTGTATATCAAAAGGAGGTAAGAGATGTGAGGTGCTTTGCAGAGGATTATTGCCAAAAAGATAGATCTGAGTGTAGTGAGGTATGCGGTGGCTACCGTGTACTCAGAGCTCTCTATAGGCTTGTAAAATCATGGGGTACTATTTCCGCAAGATAGCCTTTAGTAGCGGGTTAGAAAATGAGGGGCTTTATATCTACCTCCCTACTTTCCTTGAGGATCTCAGAAATTCCTATAGTAATCCTGATGAGGATTTTTCTGAGGTGCTGGAGATGGTGAGAAAATGTAAGCTCTTGATTATTGACGATATAGGGGCAGAAAAGGTTACAGAGTGGGTAAGAGAGAGGCTGGTAAGTATTATCAATACCAGAGTGAGCGGAGGGCTCAGTACGATTTATACTAGTAACCTCTCACCTGATGAGCTGGTAGCTCAGTTTGAGGAGCGTATAGGTAGTAGAGTGATTGGATGCTCTAAGATCGTGGAGATTACAGGTAAGGATAGGAGGGGTTTGTAATGGCGGCGGCTGGAATGATTGAGCAAAGTATCATAAGCAAGCTCTTAGAGGGCGGTAGCTTAGATGTTCTCCATGCTAACACTGTGAGCCCTGAGATGTTTCTTACTTGCGGTGATGAGATCTCTTTTATCCTGAAACACAATGAGCAATATAAGCAAGTGCCTGATAAAATCACTTTTCTTACTCAGTTTCCTAGCTTTCAGATGCTAGAGGTATCTGAGAATATGGATTATCTGGTATACAAGCTCAAAGAGGCATACACCTACACTCAGCTAGTACCGATTATCCAAAATGCGGCGGATCGTGTGAGAGAGGATAGTATTGAGGCTATTGAGTATATCAAGGGAGCCCTTGCAGATCTGGAGAAAGCGGTACCTGTTAGCGGTAATAAGGATGGTTATGATATTATCACTCAGGCTAAGGATAGATTAGCTGAGTATAAAAAGCGGTGTGAGGTAAAGGGGCTTATTGGTATTCCTACTGGTATTCCTAAGCTGGATGAGCTTACTAATGGCTGGCTCTGGGGTGAGGAGCTGGTGGTAATAACTGGGCGTACTAATGTAGGTAAAAGCTGGATAGCTGAGTATTTTGCTACAATAGCCTATAATCTGGGGTATAAGATCCTCTTTTACTCTGGAGAGATGAGTAGAGAGATCATAGGCTTTAGGTTTGATACTCTCAATAAGCACTTTTCAAACAGCGGCTTGCTTAATGGTGCTGGTACTCTTGGGGTAAAGCCTGATACTGATGGTGGGCGGTATCTGGCTGAGGATTACGAAAACTACATAAATCAGCTCTCTCAAAAGAGCGGCTTTATCGTGGTTACTCCTGATGATTTTAATGGGCGTAAGCCTAATGTAGAGGAGATCAAAGAGCTGGCTATAAAGCATAATGCTGATATGATTGTAGTGGATCAGCTCTCTCTTATGAGTGATAGGAGAAAAGCGGATATACCTAGAATAGCCTACGGTAATATCTCAGAGGATCTCTTTTTGATGAGTAAGGAGCTGAAAAAGCCCGTACTCCTCTTAGCTCAGGCAAACAGAGAGGCGGTTAAAAACCGTAAAAAGGGAGAGAGCCCTGAACTACATGATCTGGCTGAGAGCGATTTGGTAGGGCAAAACTCCAGTAGAGTATTATCCCTCAGCGTGATAGATGGTACTCTCAAAATAGCTCTCAAAAAGAATAGGTACGGCGTGAATAACAAAGAGGTACTTATGATCTGGGATATAAATACTGGCTATCTCAAGCCTCTACTCTCTGAAAACCCTGAGGAGAAAACAGGCACGGCGGCGGATAAGCCTAAGAGAGGGGGTGCTAAGGATTATGGCTTTTAAGCGTATGGGTAAGGTGCCTAAGGGTAAGCTAGTGCCTATGTATCTCTCAGATGATGGAGATCTGTATAGCCTCAGATATAAAGATCAAAAGGAGATAGATGAGGTGAGTGATATGATGGCTCTCTTTTTGGGCGGTATTATGGGTAACCCTTTGGTGATGGATGATGAGCCTCTAAATGGGGTGGCTGTAGAGCGGTTTATGATTGTGGATAAGGGAGCAGAAAAGAAAAACTAAAAAACTTTTGAGCGGGTATCTAAAAATAGCCTCCTTTACTGATTAGGTTTAGTATCTGATAGTAAAGGAGGCTATTTTTGTGCAAACATTGAGTAGTAAAGCGGTAGCTGAGATGCTGGGTAAGCGGCATGATAACTTTATGAGAGATCTTAGAAAGTATGTAGCTAATCTGGGTGAGGTGGCTCCTGAGTATTTTGTGGAGAGCACTTACAAGGATGGGCTCAATAAGACTAGATCAGGCTATGAGGTTACTCTTAAAGGCTGTGAGCTT